CGGATCACCTCCAGGATCTGATCCTTGGCCGGTGTTTCCTTGCCGTAGATGGACAGCAGGCGGTGGTACTGGCGGGCATCCAGCTCTACGCCGTCGAGCTTGCGCTCGGGCATTCCGATGGGCGAACCCATGGCCACCAGCTCCTTGTCCACATCCGAGAACTGCTCAGGGGAAACCCTAGTCGGCAGCACCAGCTCGAGCGGGTTGCCGCGGCCCTGCTTGATCGGTTCGCCCCACAGGTTCAGCTGATCGGGAAGGGATTCGTTGGCGTAGGACAGGCGGCTGCGGTAGCGGTTGAAGGCTTCCACGAAGCCGCGCACGCCCATCGGCAGCTCGGGGCTGGCGCGGGTGTCCTTTGCCGTGGGGTCGAGCAGGCGCTCAATACCGGCCACCAGGGAGCTGGTGCCGGGCAGGGGGCTGCCACCAATCACGAAACCGCCGAACTGCTTGACCAGGCCGTCGATGATCTTCTGGCCGTCCACCTGGCCCTGCGAGTTGGTGCCGATCAGGCGGGCCACATCGGCCACGCCCTGCAGGTAGGGCTGCTCGCGCAGGTACTCGTACAGGCCATAGGTCGCGCCCAGGAACACCTGCTCCACCTTGTCCTTGTCAGGCTCATGGCGGGCGTACTCGGCGTAGTCGGCGGCGATGGCCATCAGCGCGGACATCGGCTCCAGGCCGGAATAGCTGTAGTACTTGTCGCCTACCTTGATGGAGTAGGGTTGCCAGCCGTCGCGCAGCAGCGCCTCGCGGTCGGCCTTGCGCTCGGGGCCGCGCCCGGTGATGTTGCCCTCGGCGGCGAAGGCGGCATACAGCGCCAGCAGGCTCGAGCCGAGGGTCACCTTGGCCATGGCCATGTCGCGGTAGACGCCGCCCTGGGCGACCTCCTCACGGAAGCGGCTGGACAGGGGAGCGAAGGGCGTGCGCTCCAGCACCTCCAGGCCGATGTTGGCCGGGGTCTTGAAGAAGGGCACGATCACCTTCAGGGCAGGGTGGTTGAAGACCTCCTGCATCTTCTCGAGCGCGGGCGGCAGATCGGCAGTGAACGTCCCCTTTTGGGCGAAGCGGGCGGCGGCCTCATCCAAATCCGCGGGCGGGTTCTGCTTCAGGGCGATGGTCTCGGCCTGGGCACGCGCCAGGGCGTCGGCTTCGCTCAGGCCGTCCTCGATGGCGTTGCGGTACACCTGCTGGCTGCGGCGCACGATCTGCGTGTCCAACTCCATGGTGTACAGCACGCCCTTGAAGAACTCGTCCTCGCTCATCAGCGCCCGGCCAGGCAGGGTGACCGCGGTGCCGTAGTAGTCGAGCGCCTTGCCCATCAGGCTGTCAGGGCTGGTGCCTGCCACGCGCTGCAGCGTTGCGCCCAGGCTCTCGCCGGGGTCGCGCTGCATCTCGATCTTGCTGGCCAGGTCGCTGGGCTGGTTCTTGCGGAAGGCGGTCGAGGCCAGCTCGAGGCCGCGGCTCAGACCCTCGCGCAGGGACTGCACCATGATGAGACCCTCATCCAGCGCGATCTTGTCGTCGGCATTGCCGGGCACCAGCGCCCGCCAGCTCCGCACGCCGTCCGGCAGCACGTTGCTGTAGAAGCTGGCGATCATCCGCTCGGGGATCTGGTACAGCCCGAAGAAGCCGTTGCCGATGATGTTCTTGGCATGGCTCACCGGGCTGGCCAGCAGGCCGTTGATGTAGGTCGTGAACCAGATGTCCTTGACGCCGGACATCATGGACTTCTCAATGAGCTGGTTTTGCGCGGCGCGGGACTCGAGGGTCAGGTAGCTGCGGGCCAGGTCGGACAGGGCCGCATCGCCACCGTATTCATCCAGCACGCGGCGCACTGCGTCGGCGTTGCCCTCGCGTGGAATGCGGAACACAGCCAGGGCGCGGGCCGTCTCGGTCTGCATCCCCTTGATGCCCTTCTGCAGCAGGCCGTGGAAGGCGATCTGCTGGCGCAGGCGCAGCTTGTCGGAGTCGGTGGCGTCGGCCTGGGCCACCTTGCGGAACAGGGTGTCCAGCTCCTTGGCGCTGGACTCCAGCACCTCGAGCGCCTTGTACGTCTCCACCGCGTTGGCCATCATGCGGCCATCGTTGCCAACCAGGCGGGACAGGAAGTTCTCGCTGATGCCGGACTCGGCGGCCTTGGCCTTGATCTCATCGAAGGTGACAGCCTTGGTCTTGATGCCCAGGGCGTCGGCCACACCGGCCACCACCGCGGCGGCGTCCTCGGTCTGGTAGCGGGCGAGGTTGAACGGCTCCTCGATGTTCATGCCCAGCGCCCGGTCAGCCGGGGTCGGGCTGGGCTTGCCGATGCGCTCGGTCATCGGGGCAGCCTTGCGTGCAGCGACCGCCGCGGTCACCGCATCGGTCACCTGTTCGCTGGCCTCGGGGATCAGCTTGAAGCGGCCCGCCTTGGTCGGGTCGGCCAGCTCGCCCTCGGGCAGCGCGCCGGGGATGATGGCGCGCTCGGGCGGCGTCTCGGCTTTCCGCACTGCCTTGCGGAGAATGCCCCGCACAGCCTTGTCGCCCAGGCCAGCAACCTGGACGCCTTCCTCCATGCCTGGGGTGCCAGGCTCGCCGTCCACGCTCAGATCGGGCGGCATCGCTTCGGCGGCAGGCATCGGCTCCTGCGGCGTGTCGGTCGTCGCCGTCGGGAGCATCGCGCTCAGGCGCTGGTCGAGGGATGGGATGGCCATTACTGCTTCCCTTCTTTCTTCAGAATCTGGACTTGGTCTTCACCACCGGGGAACACCACGATGTTGCGGGTGCCTTCGCGCTGGCCTCGGCTGCCCTGGTCGAGATAACGGACGCCGGGGATGCCCGCCTCGCGCAGGCGCTGCGCCCCGGCTGCCGTCTTGCCATCGGCAGCAGCGAGCAGATCGCCGCCCAAGTCCTCCGGTTGGAGGTTGTACTGTCGGGCAAGCGCCTGGATCTCTTGGCTCTGGCTGCTGATGGGCGCGTCGAAGTCCAGCATCTTGGCGACCATCTCATCAGGGATGTCTACGGTGTACAGGTTGCCGTAGGTTTCAAACGATGGCCGCACCGTCTTGTCGAACCAGGTCTTGGTTGCAGGGGTCATGTCGCTGAGAGCCTGCTGCAGATCATCCACAGACTCATTCATCATCAAACGCTCAAGCAGATCCAGCTTCTCGTACTCAACCTGCGCCTGAGCAGGGGGCATCTTGGCGGCCTTGTTCTCGATTGAGCTGTACACCTGATTGATCTGGCGACCACCGACCTTCATCTGCTCCGGGTCATAGGACAGCCTCACCCGATACTCATCAGCGACACCTCGAGTCTCAGCGAAGTACAGCCCGAAGCCGTAGGCCTGCGCCCCTTCGCCGCTGCCGATCTTGGAGGCGCTGAACTTGTCGAAGTTGTGCGGGGTGCCGTGATAGGCAACAAGGCTGGGCTGCAAGCCACTGCGCTCCATGTACTGGCCCAGCATCTCGCCAGCCTTCGGGGCCAGCGCACGCGCCGTCTTGGTCGCCGCCTTCGCGGTCACCTTGGCGACCGGCACGATGTTCGTGGCGACATCCATCGCCGCCAGCTTGGCGTCCTCGTTGAGCTGGCGGGCCATGCCCGTGCCGGTAGTCACGCGATCCACCATGCTGCCGACGCCAGTGCCCATCTGCTGCAGAGTCTTGGGCGTGCCCTGCCACTCAGCCGGGGCCAGCACAGAGCGGCTGCCCTCCTTGGCGCTGCCGACGAAGGGCACGAAGTCAGCCAGGCTCACCTTGCCCAGCAGCGGGACATCCACCTGGCCCAGGCTGTCCAGGAAGCGGCCAGCCTGCTCAAGCGTCAGGCCGGTCTGCTCGAGCGCACGCTCCAGCGTGGTCTGCGGCAGGGGCTTGATGGTCGGCATACCGCGGCCAGCATCGGACATCGTGCGCGCCGGGCCAGCTGCGAGCTGCAGCGCCTCCTCGCCCTGCGGCTCCTCGGGCAGCGTTGGGAATACCTGCTCGGCCTGGCGCGTCAGGTACAGGTTCTCGATGTTGCTGTAGGCCATTAGTTGCCCTCTGCGGTGTTCAGCAGTTGCTCAATGCGGTTCAGCTCGCGCAGCCTGGTCGGGTCGTTGCCAGCCTTCACGCGCAGGGCCGGGATGTTCTCCCGGTTGATCGTGCCGCCGATCCAGGACTTCTTGGCCCAGACATCATCGAGCTGCTTGCGTGCGGCCTTGGCGGCCTCGGTGTTGCGCGTCTGCTCAATGCCGGACTCCACCTGCTGCAGGATGGAGCGGGGCGTGAGGATCTTGCCCTCTGCCGTGGCCTGAGCCTGGATCTGCAGAGCCTGCGAGCGCAGCCCCTGCAGGCGCTGGAACTCCACGCCCTTGGGGTCGATCACGGTCACCTGGCCGGGCATGGTCGGGATGCCAGCCAGACGGGCCAGGCCGGTGTCCAGCTCGCGCTGGTCGCGGCGGTCTTCGCTGGTCAGCGTCTTGAGCATCGACACCTTCTGCTTGGCCGTCAGGCCGGGCGCGCTCCAGATCTGGTCGGGGCTTGTGATGCGGCCCTCGTAGATCCCGCGCAGCGTGTTGAACTCGGCAACCGGGTTGCCCTCCTTGTTCGGCTCAAACAGGTCTTTGATGACCGACAGGGGCACGGCGTCGGGCTGGCGCTGGGCGATGGCCGAGATCTGCCCGGCGAGCTGCCGCCGCACGGCGCTGCCCTCGGGCGCGGCTACAGCCTGCTCGTACAGCGGGATGAACTCCTTGACCGCCGCAGCCTTGGCCTGGGCCTGCTGCTGCTGGATGACGCTGTTGCGGTGGTTCACCGCCGTCATCACGTTGGCCTCGATCTTGGCCACCGCCTCGAAGTCGGAACCGATCATGCCCTGCAGCATCTTGCTCTTGCCGCCAGCCTGCCCCGTCTTGATCTGGTTCAGGATCGCCAGCGCGTCGGTGTTGTTCGGGTCGAGCAGCAGCTCCTTGGTCACCGCGTTGATCTTGGCGTTGCGGACGGCCAAGCGGGCCTTCTCGCTGTACTGCGCCTGGATCTGCGGGTTGTTGAACCGCAGGGCGGCGCGGGTGATGTTGGTGGCGTAGACCGAGGCGTGGAAGTCGAAATTCTCTGGGTCGTCGCTTGCCGCCTTCTCCAGCAGGATGGTCGCGTTGTCGAAGTTGGAGTCGAACTGCGTCAGCGCCTGGTTCTGCGCCCGCTTCACCTCCGAATCCAGCGCAGACTTCAGCACCGCGTGGCCATGCGTGGACATCGTGGCGCGGAACTTGTACGCGGCCTCCGGGTCAACCTGGGCCAGCGAGCGGCCCATGCCGTCGATCATGGTGTTGATCTTGGTCTGGACTTGCTCGGAGGTTGCCTGCCCCAGCTCCACCTGGTTGAGCAGGGTGACCAGCTCGTTGCGGCCCTCCATCTCAAAGCGGTTGGACAGCTCCAGGCTGCGGGCCTTGCGAACGGCGTCCTGGAACACGCTCACCGGGTTGCCGCCCAGGTTCAGGCTGCCCAGGTCGCCGTTCTTGGCGGCCTCGATCTGCTCCGGCGTCAGCGGGTTCTCGGCAGCGAACTGTAGGCCTTCCTTCTGCCGCTGCACGAACGACTCCTGGAAGAGCTGCTGGCTCATCCGGTCAAGCGCCTCGGCGATGTTGCCGGAACCCTGGGCCGCTACGCGCTCGCCCACAAAGTTGACCTCGGGCACGCCGACCCGCTGCATCGGCACGGAGCCGCCGCCAGTCAGCTGAACCCGGCCAGATTCAATGCGTCCAGTTGCCATCTCTTAATCCCCCCCGGAGCCAGTGCGCCGCCACTCGGCCAGCGGGTCTTTGGTGCCGCCGCCCATTCCAGCGAACGGGTCGGCCTTGGCGAAGTTGCTGACGCCACGCGCCAGCGTGAAGTTGGCCAGCATCCCGCCCGTCTGCCGGGCTGCCGCGGCGGCCTGGTTGTACTGGCCGGACTGACGCTCGGCCTGGAACAGGTTGAGCGTGTTCTGGATGTCCGTGGACTGCAGCAGCGCAGTGACATCCTGGAAGCCCAGCACGCGGGCGGTGAGGGCGTTCAGGTCGGCCACGGCCACATCGCGCATGGAGGCGGCCACGTTCTGATCCACCACCTGCTGGATGGAGCCTTCGCCTACCACCACGCCGCTGGCTGCTGCCCTGGCGCGGATGGCTGAGTTGGTCTGCCTCATGTTCCGCAGCAGGGTGTTGCCAGCGATCTGCCAGTTGCGGGCCTCCGTCTCGGCCTTCTGCAGCATCCGGCCAGACTGCACAGCGGCGTACTGGCCATCCAGATCGGCGCGCACCTGGGCCACCGCCAGGGTGTCGCGTGCCTGCAACAGGTAGGCGGTCTGCTGCTGGATGGCCTGCGTGCGCTGCATCTCGGACGCCGCGTAGGCGTCCAGCATCCCGCCAATTGCCTGCGCCGGGCCGAGGGTTGGGGTTGGAGTCGTTGCCATGGTCAAGTCCCAGAGTGAACCGCCACGCGGTAATCAAGGCCCAGCAGGGTCATCTTCAGCGGCAGCGTCTGCGACACCTCGATGGCCTGCTCGCGGCTGTAACCCAGCACGCCGTTGACCCGCTTGATGCCGGTGAATGTCGGCTCGGGCAGATCCAGCAGCGGGTTGTCGAACAAGCGGAAGGCTACCGGCTGGTTGTTGATGGTCATGTGCTGGGTGTCTTTCACCACAGCATTGATCTCCACAATCCGCTTCTTGAAGCCCACCCGGTTGCCGGTCTGCAGGCGAATGTCCACCGGCATGGTCTTCACGTAGACCGTGATGGGCAGGCCAACCTCGTAGCTGGTCACGCTCTCGCGGTCGAAGGTCACCGCGCCGCCTGCGCTCACCGTCTCGTTGTCCTGCGGCACGCCGTCGCAGATCACGTTCAGGCTCTTGCCGATGTGCGGCAGGCCGGAACCCACGCCGCCCGCGGAACCGCCCGTGAAGGCGCAGTCCGTGTACAGGCTGTCGTTGAACTGCTCCACGAAGTAGCGATCCACACTGTTGAAGGTTCGCTTGGTGACGCAGTAGATGGTGTTCACATCCACGCCGACATCAATGAAGCGGCCATCGGTGATGAACTCCGACGGGCTGGTGATCTGCTGCGAGCGCATCAGCGAGAAAACGGCCATGCTGCCGTCGGCCTCGTTGGTCATCATCAGCAGATCGGACTCATCCGTGCTGGCGGCCCGGCGCATGGCGATGCGCTGCGGGGTCTTGAGCAGGTGGCCAGACAGCAGCGAGATCCGCTGCGTGACGTAGGTCGCCTGCGTGTCCGTGAACACGAACTCATTGAGGCTCTTGCCCTGGCGCTGGATGTAGACCGAGCCGGACTCCACCGATTGCACGCGGGTGCCGGGCTTGATGCCGTTGCGGCTGACCTGCTTGAAGGTGAAGGTGAGCGGGGTGATCGGGTCGCTGTCGCGCTGAGGCACGAAGAACTCGCCGCCCGTGGTGAAGACCTGGAAGTCCCGCGAGCTGATGATGTCGGTGATGACGTTCAGCTCGTTGGTGTCCAGGGTCGCCTCGACCGCATCGTCGTCCAGGGACTCGCTCGGCACGAAGTCGAAGAACAGGCCGATCTTGCTGCCCCAGATGGTCGATGGCCGGGACTTGGAGCCGCCGAAGTACAAGCGGCCCTCATGGAAGGTGACCGAACGCGGCCAGCCCTTGGTGTTGCTCCAGACGTTCTCGTAGCCAGACTCGATCTCCCAGTTGCCCTGGGCGATGTTGGTGGTGTCGAAGAACGGGTACTCGGTGACAGCCTTGACGCTGTTGGCGCTGATGTACTCAACAATGCGGGCACGGCCCTGCGGCACGGCGTTGATGTACTGGTTGACGTCGGCCGCCGTGAAGATGCTGTTCTGCGAGGTCAGCGTCACATTGCCGGACACGGCGCTGGGCGTCAGGTGACCAGCGGTAGGCGTGGTCAGGGTCAGCGTGAAGGCGTGCTTGGGGATGCTGTCGAAGGTGATAGTTGTGGCCGTCCAGGCGGCATCGTTGGCCCCGCGCACGATCCGCACCGGCTGCAGGTCGGGATGCACCACGATCAGCGTGTCGGCACTCTGCGTCCAGCACATATCGTCCACCATGTCGCTGGTGATGCTGGTCGTCAGGTAGTTGTTGGCCCCGCCGTTGATGGCCGTCACCACCGCGCCATTCTTGATGACGTACATCCGCTGGTGCGTGAAGCACAGCATATAGCTGTCGGTCACCGAGAACTGGAAGGGCACCAGGCGCACGCCGTTGCCCGCGCTCGGGGTGCTGCTGTTGGGCAGCTCCAGGATGTGCTTGGTGCCGGGGCGGCGGCGCAGGCCACCCTGGGGCTGGATCAGGACGTTGGTGGCCTTGGCCAGCGCGTTGTTGTACTGCTCCAGCTCGACACGCGCACGCAGCAGCGGATCAAGCTCGCCGGTCGAGAAGTTGGTCTGCAGGTCTACAAAGCGCGGCATCAGTACCTCGCGGAGATCAGGGTGTAGTCGTCGATCACCTTGATCGAGTTGTTCGCGCCGTCGATCTGCGTGGCCTGCCGGAAGTAGCCGCCGCGTCCGTTCTCGCCGACCTCACCCAGCGCCATGCGCCGCCAGAAGGCAGCCTTCTCGGCCTGCTCGGTGATCGGCTCCGCGATGTGCCAGGCCACCTGGTACTTGAGCAGCTGGATGAAGTACTGCGGCATGGCGAACTCGCCCACGCTGTACTGGTAGTCGATGAAGACGTTTTCCAGGTTGCACAGAAGCTGATCGCCCTGGATCTCCCACTCCTTGCGCGGGGTGCCGCCCACCGCTGCGGTGTCATACACGGCGCGGGGGTTGCCCAGGCGGTCGCCGGGGAGCTGGTAGGCGTACTTCCAGACGCTGCCGGGCGCAGTGATGAGCCTGGCCAGCTGGATCTTCTTGAAGCTGAAGCTCCACGGATACATCATCAACGTGGAGTCACGAATGTCGGGGTACAGACGGTCACAGACGCTGGACTCGTCGGTGCCATCGTTGAACGAAGAGATGGCCTTTGCGCCCAGCATCAGCAGGGCATCTGAGCAGATGGTGATTCCAGTATCGCCTGCAGCCATGTCTACCTCTTAATGTGAGAAGGGCCAGCCTCCGATTGCTCAGGGGCTGGCCCGCTTGCGCCGACTTGCGTCAGTCGCTATCAGTGTTGGACAGCGTGGTGCCGTCCGTCACATCGACCACGCCAGAAGCGTTGGACACGACATACACCAGGGTGACCACGGCGGTAGTGCCGGTGGAGGTCACGCAGTGGATGACATCGCCCACTTCCAGGGTGTTGGCCAGGGCGTTGAAATAGCCGCTGGTGTTGACGTCCGCGATGGCGTCGGCGGTCTTGTAGCCGTACATCGACGGGGCGTTGCCGCGCTTGGACGCGGAGTAGGCGGTAAAGCCAGCTGCATCAAAAGCCATGATTCAGCCCTCCCATTAAGCCGCAGCCGCGGTGTCGCGGGCGGTGATCTTGACGATACCCTCGGCGTCGATGGCCACAGCACCGGCGGAGAACAGGGCGTTGACAAGCCAGCTGGTCTTCTCGGGGATGTAGTTGATCTC